GATGGACCTGGCGATGCAGGTCGCGCAAGAGAAGTCCTGGCCCTGGCCGAAAGCGGCCAACGTCAAATACCCACTGATCACGACGGCGGCGATCCAGTTCAGCGCGCGGGCCTACCCGGCCATCGTGCGCGGCGCCGATGTGGTCAAGGGCCAGGTCATCGGCCCGGATGAGGGCGGGCAGAAGAAGCAACGCGCCGAGCGCATCGGACGGCACATGAGCTATCAGGTGCTGGAGGAAATCCCGGACTGGGATGAGGAAGTGGACAAGCTGTTGATGCGCCTGTCCATCGTCGGCTGTGAGTTCCGCAAAACGTATTTCGATTCGATGATGGGGCTGAATCGCTCCGACTTGGTGCCAGCAAAGCATGTGGTCTACAACCACCAAACGCCGTTTGGAAAGCTGCGGCGGATCACCCATGAGCTGTTCTTGTTCAAGAACGAGGTGATCGAAAAGCAGCGCGGCGGCATCTGGTCGGAGATTGAGCTTGGCCTGCCGGCCGGCGAGACGAACGACGAAGATGGGCACTTCGAGTTCCTGGAGCAATGCTGTTGGTACGACCTGGACGAAGACGGCTACAAAGAACCGTACATCGTGACCGTGAAGAAGGACAGCGGCGCCGTCGCGCGCATCCTGCCGAACTTTCATGAAGAGGGAATCCACGCCAACGCCAAGGGCGAGATTGCCAAGATCGATGAGGTTGGTTACTGGACGAAATTCGCGTTCATGCCGAACCCGGACGGTGGGAGTTACGACATCGGCCTAGGCCTGCTGCTCAACCCGATCAATGAGACCGTCAACACGGTGCTCAATCAGTTGCTGGACGCGGGCACACTGGCGAACACGGGCGGCGGCTTTCTCGGTGCTGGTCTGAAGATGAAGGGTGGCACGGCGCGGTTTGTTCCGGGCGAGTTCAAGCCAGTGGACGTGTCAGGCGGCAAGATCGCGGACAGCATCTATCACATGAGTTTCCCCGGGCCCAACCCGGTGTTGTTCAACCTGCTGGGTCTTTTGATCGACGCCGGCAAGGACATCAGCAGCGTCAAGGACATCCTGACTGGCGAGCAGGAGGTGAATCAGACGGCGACGACAACGCTGGCCCTGATCGAGCAAGGCCAGAAGGTGTTCTCGGCCATTTACAAGCGCGTGCATCGGTCGCTGAAGCAAGAGTTCCGCAAGCTCTATCGGCTCAATCAGCGCTACCTGCAGCCAGAGGACTATTACCGGTTCCAGGACAAGGTGGAGACGATCTACCTGGAGGACTACCAGGGCGACGACACCGATGTTGCCCCGGTCAGCGACCCGAACCTGATCTCGGACGCGCAGGAGTTGACCCGCGCCGAAGCGTTGATGAAGTTCCTTGGCGACCCGCTGGTCAATCAGATCGAACTGCGCCGCAAGTACCTGACTGCCCTGAAAGAGCAGGACATCGAGACGCTGCTGGACACCTCGAAGAACCCGCCGCCTCCGATGGACCCGGCGCAGGTCAAGCAGATGCAGCAGGAGATGGATGCGAAGGCGCAGCATCTCGCCCAGCAAGAGGAAGCCATCGGCCAGCAAGTGCAGCAGGCGCAAGAGGAAATGGCCAGCCGAGAGCAAGCCATCACGCAGCAAATCCAGCAGGCCGAGCAAAACCTTGCCGACCAGGAACGCGCTCTTGCCGACCAGGTGAGCCAGGCCGAGGCGCAGTTCGCGGCGCGCGAGCAGGACATGGAACTCGCGGCCAAGGATCTGGAGATGCAATTGCAAGAGCTTGCCGCGGCGAAAGAAGCCCTTGCGATGCAAGAGCAGATGGCGCTGCAGACGCTGGAGATCGAGGGCGAACGCAACGACATGCAGGCCGAAGTTCTGGAGGCGAACCTGAACGAACAGGCGGCCGAGCATATGGAAAACATCGCCAATGCGAAAGCCGCAGCGGCGCAGACGAACGAAGCGAAGCCGAAGGCGGCTGAATGAACGTCGAGCAGTTCCAGCAATGGAGGCATGACCCGCTGACTGTGCTGTTTCACAAGTACCTGACGGACTACCGCCAGAGTCTGATGGAGCGCTGGGCAGCCGGGAAACTGCAGGAGCCTGAAAGCACGATGGCGATGGGCCAGTGCCAGATGCTGCTGGAGTTGACCTCGCTGGACGACGACACGATAGGCAATTTCTACAGGCAACAACCCAAGGAAGGAAGCGACGATGCACCAGGAAATCAAGAAGCTGGCTGACGAGGCACTGGCCTTGCAGAACAAGAATCAGATGGAGGCTGCGCTGCGCGAAATCTCCGCGCTGTGCGAGCTAGCTGCCACCGTGGCGCCGGAACCGGCCCCGATGGATGCCGAGCAGTTCGAGGCGGCCGAAGCCGTGCAACACGTCGAGCGCAATGCACGCGCCAAACCCGAGGGCAAGGCAAAGGCGGTGCGCAAATGAACACCTCCGGCTTGCAACCATGCGAGTACAAGATCCTGATCGACCCGATGGAGGTTGATCAGGTCAGCGCAGGCGGCATCGTGCTTGCCCCGGCGACCACCGACAAAGAAAAGCAGGCCCAAGTGCGCGGCCGGCTCATCGCCGTCGGTGGGAATGCGTTCGAGGACTGGCGCGAGCCGATCCCGCGCGTTGGCGATCTGGTCTGGTATGCGAAATACGCCGGACTGGTTGTGAAGGGCGACGACGCCCGCGAGTACCGGCTCACAAACGACAAGGATGTAGCCGCCATCGTGACGACGGAGGCTGCATGATCCTCAACCGACGCTGGCCTCTGTGCAAGGAGGCCGAAGAAGGCGAAGAAGGCGGCGGCGGTGTCGTGACCGACGACAACAAGCCGAAGGACGCCGAAACCGGCGAGCCGGAAGTCTCCGCCGATGTCATCGCCAAGGCCGAAAAGATGGGCTGGACCCCGAAGGACCAGTTCAAGGGCGATCCCGCCAAGTGGCGCCCGGCAGACGAGTTCGTCGAGCGCGGCGAGAACATGCTTCCGCTGGTGCGGGCCCAGGTCAAGCGCCAGGAACGCGAGATTGCGGAGCTGAAGACCAGCATCAGGCAGTTCGCGGAGTACCACGACAAGACAGAGGCCCGCGCCATGGAGAAGGCGCTCGCCACGCTGCGGCAAGAGCGCGCGGACGCCATTGCCAAGGGGGATGGAGTCGCCTTTGACAAGGTGGATGCCGAGATCGAAGACCTGAAGAAGAAGGCGCAGGCCAAGTCGCCCCCACAGGCCGAGGAAGATCCAGAGTTTGCGGAATGGCTCTCGCGCAATCCTTGGGCGAATGACAAAAAGCTACAGGTGATTGGCGCTGGCATCCGGGACGCGATGATCGAAGACGGCGAAAAGCACAGCACCGCCCTGCTGGACAAGGTGACGGCCGAAATGAAGCGCCGCTACCCAGAGCATTTCGAGAACCCGCGCCGGCAGGCTGCTGCTGCCGTCGAGGGTGGAGGCGCTCCGCGCAAGGCCGGGGGCAAGAGCTACGCCGACCTGCCGGCCGATGCGCGCGCGGCTTGTGATCGCATGGCGAAGAACGGCTACGCGGACAAGCCGAAAGAGATGGCCGAATTCAAGGCGCAGTACGTGAAGAACTACTTCGAGGCATGACCATGGGACGACCCACACGCGAAGAATCCGAGGCACGACGCGCCTCAAGGGACGAGACGGGCAGGAATTCCCGTGTACCCCTGGGCGTTGCACGCGCCAAGTTGTCGGTTCCGACACGCCCCGGATACGTCCGGCGCTGGGTCAACGACGCGGAAGGCAGGCTGATGATGGCTGAGCAAGGTGGCTACCAATACGCCACCGACCAAAGCCTGCAGATCGGCGCCGCAGACGTTGACAACGTGAACCGAGACCTTGGCGCACGCATCAGCCGCGTGGTTGACAAGACCACCGGCATGAAGGCATATCTGATGGAGATCAAGGAAGATTTCTACCGGGAAGACCAGCAGGCAAAGGCGGCCAAAGTGGCCGAGAAAGACAGGCTGATCAAGACCGGAAAAGTCGATGACGCAGAGTCACGCTACATCCCCGATGAGGGCCGCGGGATCTCCATCGAAACACGCAACGCATAGGGCCCTTCGGGGCCTTCTTCAATTTCAAGGACCACCATGGCAAACGTTCATGCCCCGGCGGGCTTTCGGCCCGTCCAACACCGAAACGGAGCGCCCTACAACGGCGCGTTTCGACCCTACTCCGTGGCTGCTGGCTACGGGACACCTCGCAAACCATCAACGGACGCGTGCTGTCCGACGTGGAACGCTGCGCAACCGGCGGCGTCACTTGTGGCGTCGTCGTTGGCGTCCAACCCGACACCCAGGACAGCCTGCGATACCGCGCTGCAAGCACCCTGCGCATCGTCTACGTCGCGGATGACCCGGACCTGCTGTTCGAGATCATCGAAGGCAACTCGGGGACGGCCCTGGCGGCCAACGACGCCGGCCTCAACGCCGACTACGTGGTTGCCTCCGGCTCCACCGTCACCGGCCTGAGCGGCACCATGATCAACAACGCCACCGAAGCGACCACCAACACGCTCGACCTGCACCTGATGGGGCCGGTGGCGAGCGAAAACAACGAAATCGGCTACTCCTGCAAGTGGCTGGTGACGTTCAACCGTCATCAGTACCGCAACCAAGTCGCCGGCATCTAAGGAGCAACGACCATGACCATCAACACGGGTTCCCACCCCAAAGCACTCTGGCCCGGCGTCTTCTCGATGTTCGGCATGAGCTACAACAACCGCGACCAGTGGCGCGATCTCGTTACTGTGCAGACCTCGGAAAAGCATCGCGAAGAGATGGTGCAGAACAACGGGTTCGGCCTGGCCGCGATCAAGGAGCAGGGTGCGTCCATCGGCTACGACGTGACCAGCCAGGGCGGCACGGCGACGGCGCTGCATGTCACCTACGGCCTGGGCTACATCGTCACGCGCGAAGCCATCGAGGACAACCTCTACGAAAAGCTCGCCACGGGACGCGCCAAGGCCCTCAAGCGGGCCATGGTGGAGACGAAGAACACGGTGGTAGCCAACTGGTTCAACCGCGGATTCGACGCCAACTACACCGTCGGCCCGGACGTGAAGCCGATGTTCTCGGCCTCGCACACCAGCTCCAGCGGCAACCAGAGCAATTTGCTTGCAACGCCGGCCGACCTGTCGGAGGCCTCGCTGGAGGATCTGGTGATCCAGGCCAACGGCGCGACTGACGACCGCGGCAACAAGATCGCGCTGCAGATCCTCAGCCTGCACATCCCGCGTCAGTTGGAGTTCGAGGCTGCGCGCATCCTGAAGTCGATCACGCAGAACGACTCGGCCAATGGAGCGATCAACGCGCTGCGAGCGCTGGGCACGTTCCCCGAGGGCGTGAAGGTGAACAACTTCTTCACCGACCCGGACGCGTTCTTCATCAAGACCGACGTGTCGGACGGCCTCACGCTGTTCCAGCGGCGTGCCCTGGAGTTCACCAAGGACAACGAGTTCGCCACCGAGAACGCGCTGGCCAAGGCGACCGAGCGCTACTCGCTGCAGGTTGGCGACTTCCGCGGCTACTACGCCTCCGCAGGCGCCTAACCGGCGCTGATCTTCAGAAGTGCCGGCCTGGTCCGGCGTTCATCAAGGGGCTGCTCAGTGAGCGGCCCTTTTCTTTTTGAAAGCACGAAATGCCCAACTCCAATTACCCCGGCGGGTTCGCGGCCGGCGTCACGATCCGCGGTGTTCCGCTGACCGTCACCAACCCCGGAAAAGTCTTCTGGGTCTACAACGGAACGGCCCTCCAGCCCGGCCAGCGCGGCGGCTCAGACGGCAACAAGGGAACGTATGACTCCCCGTTCTCGACCATTGACTACGCAGTAGGCCAGTGCACGGCGAACCGCGGTGACATCATCTTCGTCAAGCCAGGGCACGCCGAGACGGTAGCCACTGCTGCTGCGATTGTCCTTGACGTTGCCGGGATTGCGCTGATCGGCCTGGGCCGCGGCGCGAACCGCCCAACGCTCACTTGGTCAACCACCACCAGCACGATCACGGTGGCGGCGAACGACATCCTGGTGCACAACTTCCTGTGTCTCGGCACGGCGGCAACAACGTTCACGGCGACGGCGTTCTCCAATGCAAACGCGGTTGTTGCGAACAACTTCACGGTCGATTCCTGCGAG